CAAGAGACGGTGCGTACTTCGCATCAAGACCGTGTTTTTTTGCAACGGCGGTAGGTGACTGATTGGGGTGCTTTTTCAGATATCCACGAGCCACTGTGATAATCGAGGAACGAACGGCGTTGTCTGCCGCTTTATAGATGCTAGTTATGCGACCCTGGGGAAGTTTTGAGGCGTAAAATTCAAGAAACTGCTCAAGCGTCCAGTGAGCGTCTCGGATGTTTCGCTCGAAACGGTCTTGAATATCGCCGTATGTTCCAAATCGGCGATATGTTTCCCCCAAATTTGCAATATTCGCAAACGCACCAACTTGAGCCTTTTCGTCGGCGGTCAAGCGACCGAAATAAATTCCGCGATGCACAAGAACGCGAATCGTTTTGGGAGGAAAATGAGTAGTCTTATCCGTCCCTAATTCAATCAACGCATCTACCCCATGTCTGCCGTCCTCCACAACGCCATCCTCTGTCAAACGAGGAAGCAAAGTGAGTGATCCTTGCGCTACTAATTCTTTAACCTCTCGCTGGTCCGTTTCTGCGGCGTGCGCTCGCCCGTCTATTCCGCCCTCGCCCTCTTTTTGCTTAATCTGAGAGACAAGGAAGTCCTTTTCATAATACTGGTCGGGTGTGAATTTGATTTTCATGTCGCTGCTCCAACAGTTAAATTTTATTTCGGCCCGATGCTCCTGGGCTATGTCCAGATTCTACTTTTTCGCGCCCGACTTCAATAGTACTTTTAGTCCTAGTACTTTGTCAAGTAAAAAGTTTGTGCTGCTCCTGCAGGTGCTCTACCTCGTCCGCGTGCTCGCGCAGCTTGTCCAAAATTTCGCCCGTTAAATACTTCCGTAAGTACGGGCTCGGAGTGCCAGCAAAAGAGATGCGCAGCACGTCAATCGCCCGCGAGATCGCGACAAAGTAAATACGCCGCTCTTCCTGCGGGTCGCCCTTCACATGCGGGAAGCCTTTGGCGTTTGCACCGATCACGTAGACATTGCGCCACTCACCGCCCTTGGCCTGATGCACAGTTGAAATCGAGACGCCGCGCGGGTCGTTGCGTCGGTGCACCATCCGGTTGGCGTACGCCACAAACTCTTTCGCCATTTTGAACCCGCGTTCAAGCCCTATCTTGTGAAGTGTCTTCAAATTTTCCAGCGCGTCGTTATCTCGTTCTGTCCGGTCATCAACCGCATAATGCTTTTCAACTCCGGGCAGAACTAAGTTCAGCCCAGCCTCGGTCGAAATAAGCGGGTACTGTTTCAAGGCTTCGATGGCTTTGCGAATCTCGTTTTGCTTCCAGAAGCCCGTCTTGCCCAGCAGGCGATACCCGATGCGGTGATCATTACACAGCCGCTCCAAGAGCCCCACCATGCGGTTCGTGCGGGCAAGGATGATACTGTTGAGCGGGTCCTTCTGAGCCAGCTTTAGCGCGGACTCGGCCTCGGCGTCGTCTGTCCAGTACATCTTCAAGCCAATCGGTGCGCCGACTACCTTCCGCACGGCGACCATGCGCGCCAGCAATTCTTTGGGCGTGTCCGGCGGTGCGTTCTCGCGAACGAAACTGACGATGGTCTGCGTGCTGCGATAGTTCTTCCCGAGGTAGAACTTTCTGCCTTTCGGAAACCACTGCGTAAAATTCGTGATGTTGTCTGGCTTCGCGCCACGAAATCCGTAGATCGCCTGGTTGGGATCACCCACGACCGTGATGTTGCCGTGTTTCTCCGACATCAACTGCATCATGCGCCACTGGCAATCGTCGGTGTCCTGCGCTTCATCAACGATTAGGTACTTCGGCTGCCACCGCGCGCGTTTTTGCGCGTTTTCCAATAGTTGCACGGCGTCGGCCAGCATCGAGTCGAAGTCCATCCAGCCTTCACGCGCGCGAGTGTTTTCGTACGTCACATAGGCGCTCGCGTAAGCGTAATCGTATTCGCCGCTCTCCATGCACACGGTCGGACTGATATTTTCTCGACGCATGCGGGCAATGAATCGATCCAACTCTTTGTAGTCGAGCCCCCACTTGCGAACCAGCGCGCACATGAGCCGATGCCGCAGTTCAGGTTCGACGGGCTTGCGTTCGGTCTCCGAACAGATCAGATACCCCAGGCTGTGAAACGTGGACGCGACGCCCTTCACCCCTATCCGCTTCTCTAGTACGTTTGCCATCTCCTTGCTGAAAGTCACTGCGCGAATCTCGGACGGCGAGACGCCATGCTTTTCGATCAGTTCATGAATCAACTCCACCATCGTGGTGGTTTTTCCTGAACCCGGACCCGCCACGACCGAGCGCGCCCCGAGGTATTCGCAGATAACCTCTTGTTGGTCGCGGTTCATGTCAAACATAGAAACCTCAATTTACGAAGTAGTCATGGATTTTATGAAACCAATGTTCCGGGTCAAACTTGTGCGCTGTCTTCCCATACAGGAGGTGCCAGCCGACATAGAGCAGGAGAAAAGACAACTCAAAGCCAAAGCCTTGCCAGAGCCCCATCCAGAGAAGTCGACCGATGCTGCGAATCATACGCTTGCCGCTCTTTATCCGCCGCTTTGTGGTGGGAATTGCACAGCCACCGCACTTCTAACGGCTTAGTGTAATCGTCGTGATGCGCTTCTACTTTGGTGGCCCCGCATACTTCGCAAGGTTTCTTCGTCAGGCGACCATCCCGCACGGCATTGCTGACCGCATTCGCTGCCTTTTTGCGTTCGGGATGTTTCTCGGTCCATCGAATCAAAGCCTTTTTATGAGGCTCTGGGTTGACCCGCTGCCTATCGCGGTTTGCTTTGAGTCGATGTGGGAGTTTTCCTCGTTCACGGTCGTACGCTTGGACCGCGTCAAGATTGGTGTCTCGATGGCGACGAACATCTTTTTTGGTACATTCGATGCACTTATTGAGATGCCCGTCAGCCATCCGAGAATGTTTGTAAAACTCAGCTAATTCTTTGGGTGTGCCGCATTTAAAGCAGATTTTGGTGTCCATTCACCCAGCATACCTGTTTTGCTCGGGCATGTCAATCAAAAAGGTATGTCGCTTGAATCATCCTCAGGCTCTGCGGCCCGCGTCGCCGGTTTGTTTGTGGTGGTTTTCTTGCTGCTCGTCGCAGGTTGGTCGTCCGACTTGGCCGTTATGAGCCCTTTGATGTCGAAGACGTTGATTTCAGTCGTGTACTTTTTGTTGCCGTCTTTGTCGTCCCACGACCGAGTTTGCAGTTTGCCCTCGATGTACACCATGTCGCCCTTGTGGAGATACTTCTGAACGAAAGCCTCCACGGAGTTCCCCCACACGACGATGTTGTGCCATTCAGTTTTCTTCTGCTTCTCGCCGTCGTTATCCTTGTACGACTCGTCGGTCGCAATACTGAAATTCGCCACCGCTTTGCCGCCCTGTGTGTACCGGACTTCCGGGTCTTTGCCCAGACGACCGACCAGAATTACTTTGTTGACCGATGAAGACATAGTTCACCTCTACCTTTTTTGAGTTTGCCCTTTCGGGCCGAAAATTTACCGCAAACCGGCGTTTAGCAAAGCCTCGCTACCGCCTGCAGTTTCAAGAATGTGCACGGCGATGGCTGCGATTTTAGCGATTTGCTGAAGAGCCGCCAGATCACTTCCTTTGCGGTTCACCCAGGCATCTTCCGCCTTACGTACATACGCAGAAAGAAGCGTGAGTCCCGGCGTCACGTCCAGATCGCGCTCGGCGCGGGTTTGACCGCTGCTTAGCATTTCCTTCGGGCTGTACGTTTCATCTTGATATGCTCGCTCGTCCGCGAGAATTTGTGACACTTGCGCGCTGCTCAACATGGCGGTTCCTCCTGTGATATTTTGTAACATATCCCCTTGAATCAGAGGGTATTGATGAAAAGTATGGGAATTATATACGTCACAATGCCGCTTCCTCTGAAAATAATCCAACATTCTTTTCCCCATCAAGACGTTTCTGCGCTAAAGCCTCATCAATCCTAGACTTAGCGATTTGAAAATATTTAGGGTCTTGCTCTATGCCGATGAAATCCCGACTCAGGTTAGCACAGGCGACTCCGGTGCTGCCAGACCCCATCGTATTGTCGAGCACGGTATTGCCCTCATTCGTGTACGTGCGAATCAAATATTCCAAAAGGGCGACAGGTTTTTGTGTTGGGTGAACTTTGCCACGCTGCTCGCGAGAGAAATAAATCAACTGCTTGGGCAACAACTTATCAGGCTCGTAGTTCGCGCCATGATAGTTTTCTGTCTCATCTAGCGGCGTCTCTTTCCACGATTTGCCCATGACTTCGCGCACGTTGTTGGTTATCTTGGATGGATTTTTGCTAAGATGTCTTTTGGATGGCCCCTTGGGATTGACCTCTTTCTGTGGATTATATGTTGGCTGTTTTTCATAGAACACGCTCACAATCTCTATAACTTTAAGCGGCATCTTGTTGCCGAAAAGAAAATTAGCCGCCTTGTCCTTTTGCCAATACCAATCGTAGCGGAATTTAGACACATTGCTGGTTCGTAATAAGCTAGAAAAAGGTTCGTTTCCGAACAGCAAAATTGCGCCAGATTCTTTGATTACCCGATTGTATTGCTCCCACAGCGGCGCAAAGGGAATTACCGTATCCCACTTACATTTTGTGGACCCATACGGCAGGTCGCACAACACCAAATCTATGGAGGCGTTGGGTATCTGTTTCATCATTTCTAGGCAATCTCCTTCAAATAGGAGATTTTTCGTTCGTTGTTCGGGTTTCATGCTGTTTCCTCCATGTCAAACCAAGTTTTGCCCTTCGTAAGTTGGGCATAAGTAATCCGCTTCCCCGCAATCGCGTCAACAAAACTATCAAGCCGTTCCGTGGTATGGCGAGAAACCTTGCCCGCATTTAAGCGAAAAGTAAATTCATCAACGTATCGGTCAAGATGTTTCTTGCTTACATGGTGAAATGTGCCGTGTACCCCGCGCTTTAGGACAGCCCAAACAGATTCAATGCTGTTTGTATTCGCTTCGCCTCGGGCATACTCCCCGCCACTGTGATTCACGGATTCGTGCTTGAACTCCATGTTGGCTAGTCCTGAATAGCTCCGATGGTCGTCAGTCATAACTCGCGAACCTTTGGAAACTGCCTTGTTGATTTCTCCAAGAATTGTATCGCCATTGTTCCGAGCAATCGGCATAGCAACCGTGTCGCCACCACGTTGACGCATTCCGATAACCGCCGTCTTGCCTACTGCGCCTCGGCCTTCGTTCAGTTTCTTGTTGGCGTGCTTGTTTCGTTCCAACCCGCCTATGAATGTTTCGTCAACTTCCACAATGCCTCGCAAGACCGCTTTACTCTGCCCGCAAGCCGTCCTGAGACGCTGTAGGACGAACCAAGCCGATTTCTGTGTGATTCCTATCTCTTTCGCCAATTGAAGCGAACTGACGCCTTTGCGTGCGGTCACAACGATGTACATAGCGTATATCCATTTATGAAGTGGCACCTTGGAATCTTCAAAAATCGTCCCAATCTTCACCGTAAACTCCCGTTAGCGAACGTTGCAACAATACAAGCCGGGTCTACCCTTCTCCCGCTTGGATATGCGCTCCACAGCCTTGCAACGTGGGCAGACAGGGCCATTAGGCCACAGTCGCTTCTCGACATAGGCGTATGCCGAGGCTTCGTTCGGGAACTTCTCGAATAGTTGAAAGGTGCTGATTGTACTTCGGGACATTGTAGCCTCACTTTCTGGCTACAGTGTATCCCGCCTCCGATAAATTGTCAAGTATATAATTCCCAAAAGTATTGCGTTACTTCTTTGGTTTGTCTTCAACCCCGTTGGCCTTGTTGACCAACTTGGCGAGACCGACCAAGCCATCTTCCAACCCCTTCACCGCTGCGACGCGGGCAAAGAAATCATCCCATTGCGCCACCGTGATATTTTTCGCGTCCGCAGCTTTGGTGATGCTGAGCAAGAAGACGAGAAGTTTGCGATTGATCGGCAATCCCTTGCTGGACTTCAGTTTTCCGTCCGTTGAAAGTTCGTCGCCGAGTTTGCTAAATTGGGCTCGATAGCCTGTCAGTTCTTCCTCGGTCGGGTTCCTGTCATCGCTTTCATCCCCAGGTTCACGAGCCGCAGCCGGTGCAGCCGATGGTGTCGATGGGGCAGCCGCAGGTGCCGCACCAGACGATGGTTGGGTCTCCGTGGATGGGGCAGGCCGGGAAGAGCCAGTTTTGGCTGCAGAAACATCCTCGGCTTTGGCCGCCGGGGCCGCTGTAGGGCGTTCCGTTTCTGGCTTAGCCTTCTGGGCTGCCGCAGGTTTCGGAGCCGCGTGGCGGGCTTCCTGAAAGTCAGGCTGTTCATCCTGACCGCGATTGGAGCCTTCGGCGACCGCCTTATCGACCGTTTCGTCGGCTTCGGGGTCCGCTTCGTCGGGCAGGAGAGTGCCGTTGCGGAGCGCATTCTTCGTCGCGCCCGTCTGCGCCTTGAAAATTCCTTTATCCCCGCCGTCCGCGCCGTCGCCCAGGCCGCTGATGGTTTTGGTTTCGTCGGAGTCGGCGTCGAACAACACAATCGTGGCCTTCACGGTCGCGGTGTGCATGATGCCGCCGGAATTGGTCTTGATGTCGTAGGTGCCCAGCAGTTCGTAGTTGGTCTGCGCGTAAATTCCCAACTTGGCGAACACTTCGCGGATGGGGCGCATGACATCGGCGGCACGAACAAACTTGTACCCCTGTTTCTTGTTATCGCCAGCCTTTTCGACGTGGTCGAGTTCGGCGTACACCTGGATCAGCTTCTGGCGCAAATTCAATTTCGGGGTGTCGGTCATGATTTTGTCCTTTCAATCAGTGCGGTGAGTTCCGCTTGAAGTTCCTCAAGGTTTTTGGAAATTTGTTGCAGAGCCGCGAGCGTGATAGAGACACACGGCTCTTTTACCGCTGAAGATTCTCCCTGAATCAGCCTGAACACATGTTCAGATATCTCGTTTGTATCTAGGTTCATCGGGTTGAACGACAGGAGGATGGTTTTTCTCGTGCGCGGGTGACGGAATACGATTTGCGGTAGCATGTCGAGGCCGCCGATACCTAGCGCGCTCTGAACGCCGATCCACTCGCCCCCCGCATCAGTGACCGCGCGCTGAATGCTCCACATTGTCTTGTCGAAGTTCAAGTTCATGGCTGCTCTCACTTTGTACATAGTACTTTGGTACTGGTACTTTGTCAAGAGTTATTTTGGAAGTATATCGTCTGGACAGCCGCCCGCTTCGTTTCGCTGTTTTTGATAATCCTTGGCCGACACAAATCCGATCTGTTTCGTCTTGCTATTCGTGACGAAGACCCAGGCGAGTTGCTCCATATCGTAAAGGGACGGCAGTCGTTTATCTTCGTACTGCCCGCATTCGTACGCTTCAAAAGTCAGCGGGTCCCGCACCCGGTCGCAGTGCAGCATGAGTTGCGAAAGCGACGAGCCTTGAATGTATTGCGAGTGACTGCAGGTGCGGCACAAAGGATCGCCCGAGATAGTTCCACCGCTCACGCCCTTGTATTTTATAGCCACGGTTTACCCCTTTTTGTAAACTTGCGACGTATAGCCTTCAGCGCCCAGCAGTAGCCCAGGAGCCCACCACGGAATTTGCACCATGCACCATATCAAATCATCAAGCCGCAAACCGAACGGGTCGTCTTCGTCTTCTGTGGCGATTTCATCGTGGAAGAGCCCCCAGATTCCAAAACCCATTTCGTCGGCCAGGAACATGCTGTTGAGCAAGTCGTCGCGCGACATCGCCTGAATCACATTCTCGCAGATTTTGCCGCCGTAGGTTTTAACTCGGCCCCACTTGTGTTTCTTCTTGGCGGTCTTCCCGTCTGCCCCCTGGGTCGCGCTGTGTTCAATGCCGTCGTAGTGAATGGTGTAAGCAGTGTACGGGAGCCCCGTTTTCTGACTGGTGCGCGTTTCCTCGTCAATCGAGACGTTCAGGTAATGCAGCGCGCGCCCCGATGGCAGTTCCAAGCGGATAGTATAGCAGCCGTCGCCCATCGCGATGCGCCGAAAGGTGAGCACGCACTGCTTGCCGTGTGTCGGGTGCTCCACCCACTCTTTCGCTTGTTTGTCCCAGGTGACTTCACCGACTTTGATGACACCGCCGCGTTTGTACACCTGTTTGAATGCTTCCTCCAGGTCGCTCCAGAAAATTACGACTTCCGGCCAAGCGTCTCGGAGAATCTTCACGGCTTTGTGGGCAAGGTCCTTCGGCATGTCGACGCCGCAGACACTCAGAGCGTAACCCCACAAGCCGCCACGCACGACATCCCCATCGGAATTGGTGTACATCTCCCCGCCGCCGAGACCGTAGCCCCCACCAAGCACAGGCGGTTTTGAGTTCTGACGTTCCTCTTCATTGCCTGCGCTATATCGAGCCCACAATTCCTGGTACGGTTTGGAGTAAAGATGAACGCCAAACGAAATATAAGGACAGCGCGCTTTTTTGCCGCTGCATTTCGGACAGAGAAACGCGCCGTCAAGGTCTTCGACCAGGTAGCCGCATTCGTTACATGTTCGAAATACATCCAGAATTGCTTTGCAGCCCGCTGCCCAGCCGAGCATGCGATTTTCAATCGCGTTCTTGTCGGCGACGTGGAAGACTTTCCCGGGCTTCGCTTGAAATAGAGACCGCAACAATGTGATGACAAAATCCACGACGGTGAGTGAGTCTTTCGGATTCGGCGCAGGCTGGCAAAACTCACGGATAATCCCGTCGTAATCCTCGGAGGCAAGCAACCGCAGTGCCAGTTCCAGTTTCTTCTTGACCGCTTTCACGCCCCGAGGGAGATTCTGAACCTGCATAGATGCTTCTTCCCCGCCGCCGCTGGCCCAACGTCCGGTGCGCGGGGCTCCCATATATCGCAACTGATACCGCAGCCTGTCGTCAGAAGCCAGCAGCGCCAGGAATTTTTCAATTTTTGTATACGAAGACTTCCGAGCAGAAGCCCGCGCCTGAAGAGCCTTGCGGCATTCGGGAGTGACTTTCGAGTTTGGGTCTGCGAGTTCCGCCGCTACTCTCGGCGCACCCAAGGAATTCCAGGTATACCCGCTCCAGTTCGTTGTTATGGTCGGGTCTGCGGCGGTCTTCAGCCAGTTTTTCAACTTCACCAACGGCCCGCGAGGCCCTAGTTTCAGCCACGCTTTCATTTGCACATCGGAGTTAGGATTATCGAGCCCCGTCAGGTCTTTGCAAATTTGTTTCTGGTCTTTGATGAATCGCAGCGCGAGACGCCACCCTTTTTCCGCTAGGTCGCGCCGACCGGGGATGCCGAATTCGTTAATCTTCTGGTCAAGCAGCCAGCCCTGCCAATCGCTCTCGGTGAACCCAATCTTGCGCAGCCGGTGCCAGAGTGCCCGTTCGGCGCGCACGTCCTGTTTGCAATATTCAATGTACTCAGCAAATTCCTTTGGATGGCTGACGTGATCGCGGAAAAGCGGCGGCGCAATACCGAACAGCGTCGTTTCCCCGCCATGACTGACAGGTTCACAGAACATGAATTTTAATTCGTCGCCGCGCGGGTCTTTCTGTTCGGCCATCTTCAAAATGATGGCGACTTTCTCCAGCTTCCCCGGAAGCGACAGGTTGTGCGCAAGCACCATCGGGTCGCGCCATTCGGACATAGGCACGAAGAGGCCGCCGTCGATCAACTTCGTTGTAACATACTTCGTGACGTTGTACTCGAAGGATGCGTTCCAGGCGATCTTAAGAATCTTGGGATTTCGCAACGCACTGAGAAGTTTCGGCGGAAAGCGTTCGCAATGGGGCAACCACACTTCAACGTCTTCCTCGTCGAGTGCCCACGCAAGCATGCTGATGCCCGTGGACGGGTGCTTGACGTAGTTGTCCAGGCCAACCACTGTCAAGTCGGCCAAGGAGAATGTCTCGTAATCGACGAATAGGAACTGATGGATCATTCTTGATTGGCCGTTGTCAACTCGCACAGAAGTTCTTTGACGCTCTCCCACGAATAGAAATGCGTCACTTGCGGCAGATAGTGAAAGATGTTCTCACGCTCGTCGCCCACCACAAAGATGGGCAGGGCTCGGGAGAGCCCGAGACCGACGGCGATGCCAAATTCCACGTGCCGCCCGGCGCGGATGAGAGTCTTGGTGGGGTCCGTGTGAAACACGACGACATTGGCCGCTGCTACGTCTTTTACATCCTGCAGCGCGTATTGTCGATGCTCTGCGGGCGTCACTTCATGCATTTGAGTATTTGGCGCGTGCGGCTCATCCAACCAACTCGATGTCACCTCGACGCCTGCCGCGCGAAGTTCTTCCGCCCGCGCCTTGATGACATCCTTCATGCTGTACGGCGCTGCGAGATACACTTTCAGTTTGCTCATGGTGTTCCTCCGTTAGAATTGTTTGCCGTGTTCGACGGCTCGACCCTCTTTACTGTGGTCATGACGAGTACGGTTGAATTCGTTTTTCGCGACAATCGCTTCCGCAAGACGCAAATTCCGATCTGAGGCGTAATTCATCAAGCGGATCACGGCGTCAGCAGTCTCGGCCTCTTCCGCCGAAAAATCAGGAATATGGTCGTCCGGTCCTACGTTTTTCCTGACCGCTTCCAGAGTTTCGCTCAGTTCACTTGTAGCGAGCATCAGTTTCAGGCCGATACGAGCATTGCGAAAGGAAGCCAACAGAGGCTTGAATGTGGCGAGAGCATCCGAGCCAAATAGAAATTTTTCAAGTTGGTCCGCAAGAGCATCCTCGTTGATGAAACCTGAGTTTTTGTTGATGGACGCCGCGTCCCACTGTAGGTTTTTGAACGCGATAATAAAAGTCGATTCTTGGAACTGTTTTCGGGTTGGCAGCATCAGTTGCTCGCTCCCCGCGCGAGCGGCGCGCCTTCGGCTTCGAGTTCCAACTGCAGCAGTGCGAGAGCCCGCCAGGCCAGCTTCGCCGAATGGCGCATGCCGTCCGTGTCGATCTTGCCGCGCTCCAGGAAGTGCCGAATAATCGTGTCGGCTTGGTCCGTGGACTTACCGCGCGCCCAATGCAGCGGCTCCCCCGGGTTGTGCTGCTGGTTCCCTACAAATGAAACCTGAGCGACTGCCGCCAAAGCGGCTGGGAAATAGTCCAGCACCCCTGTGCCCAGCGGAATGTTCTTTCGTTCCTTTGCATCCGCAGGCAGCGTCTCTTGCTTTACTGTTATTGTGTGGGTCATGGCTTGTCCTTTTTGAAGAGTAGATTTCGCAATTCTAAGTCAATCTGGGTGGCAATGTCAACATGATTCACAAGAAAAATGCGCGCATTCTCTGCACCCTGACCAATTTTCTCGCCTTTGTAGTTGAACCAGTTGCCTGTTTTGGTGATGGTATTGTTGGCTTCGCCAAGCTGCAGCAGGTCCCACTCACGGGATATGCCGTGCCCGTAGAGCAGGTGCACTTCCGCCTGGGTGTGCGGGGTGGCGACTTTGTTTTTCACGACCTTAATACGAGTCTCGGCTCCGATGGTCACTTCCCCATCTTTGAGCCAACCGAATTTGCGAATATCGAGGCGAATCGAGGAATAAAACTTCAGCGCGCGACCGCCCGTGGTGGTTTCGGGATTGCCAAACATCACGCCGATCTTTTCGCGAATCTGGTTGATGAAAATCAGAATAGTCTGGGTCTTCTGGGTCTTGCCGGTGAGTTTACGCAGGGCTTGCGACATCAGGCGCGCCTGCAGACCCATCTGTGGGTCACCCATGTCACCTTCCAGTTCCGCCTTCGGCACCAGCGCCGCGACTGAATCCACCACGATAATCGCAATCTTGCCCGACTCAATCAAGGCGTCCGCGATTTCCAGAGCCTGTTCTCCGTTGTCCGGCTGGGAAACGAGCAAATGATCTACGTCCACACCCAGCTTGCGGGCATAGATGGGATCAAGCGCGTGCTCTGCGTCGATGAATGCAGCTTTGCCGCCGAGTTTTTGGGCTTCCGCAATGGCGTGGAGGGCCAGCGTGGTCTTACCGCCCGACTCGGGGCCGTAGATTTCAATTACGCGCCCGCGCGGGAGACCGCCGACGCCCAGCGCAACGTCCAATGCAAGAGATGATGTGGAAATCACGTCAACAGGCACGAACGTCTTGCTCCCGAGCATCATGATAGAGCCCTTGCCGTGCTGTTTTTCAATCCCAGCGACCACATCGGAGAGATTTGTGGAAACTTCGTCGTCTTTTTTCATGTCCGCATTCCTTTCAGACGACGCAGGATCGCAAGTTCATACTCTGCGCCCGTAATGCCGCGATGGGGCTTTGGTTCTGGGGGTAAGTGCAGGTTTTCTGCTACTGCATCCATGCTGAATTTTGCCTGCCCAGGAATCAACATCCATGCGATACTGGGGATGTCGATGCGATGATAATCCAAGTAGTCGATCAGATGAGCGTTGTGAAACATCTGTTTCAAGAAGGTATACTCGAATGTGATGTTCCAAGCAGCTAGAATCCCTGCGGCAGAAAATAGACGAAATTGGGCGGCGGCATCATATTGGGATAGAGCGTTTTCCCAATCCTTCTCGTTATACCCGTTAATTTCTAACGCTACGGGGTCGGCGGTGTCGACGTGGTCGGGCTTAACCTTCACATCGAATCGGGCGAGTTCTTCCAGATTGTGATTGACCGCGATAGCTCCGATCTCAATGATCTCGTGGTGAATCGGGTCAAGGCCCGTCGTCTCGACATCGGTGATGATGATGGGTCTAGTTCTGAAGTCTCTGCTGCTCATAGATTGCCTCCGAATTACTCAAGATAAATTGGGGCCGTCATCGTTTTCTCCATGAACTTTTTGTTCACGAGGAAGATCGTCTGACTAGGCTTCTCGAACGATGCCTTGATAGACACCGCATACGCCGAGTATCCGATCAGACTACCATTGCAAATGAAATTTCCACCATCAAACTTTGTATGAAAGTGGCCGAAGACATCTAGGTTCGCGACGCGCGCCTTGTTCCACTGCGCGATGGCTTTGTTGACGGGAATCGTGATCCCGCCGACGCCGCCCTGGTAATTGATCTGGTGCCCGTGATGGAACCTCACCACGTACTTATCAAAAAACGTGACATACGAATGGTAGCCTGTGGCGATCTGAAATTTCACGCGCGGGTTCTTCGCGTAGTGATCGCGCATCACGTAGTACATGTAATGCTCCAGCGAGTTTCCCACTTCAGTCGCAATGCGCTGTTTCTTCGTTGTCCGCGCATGGTTTCCGCTATGACAGACAATGAGAAGGTCCAGGCTCTTCGGGGTGTGCTCCAAGATATAATCGATGCCGCCGATCAGATGACTCTGCGCGAGGTACGCCGCGTCCATCGGGGGGAGAAGATTGGCTTCGGCCAAATCCTCGTGGATGTTATTGCTGAAGTAATCGCCGAGCAGCGCGATCACCAGCGTCTTGATGCTGGTTTTTTGCTGTTCGATATCCAGCCACGCCAGAGTGCCATGAACCAACTGAGAGAATCGGCGGTCATAGATTTCAAGATTGAATTCGTTCTTGCCGCTGACTTGCCCAGGGGTCACTTCCTCTTCGCAGTGATGATCGGACCAAACCACTACCGCCGCCGACTCGCTCGTACCCGCAGACAACTTGGGATGAATATCCGAGGCTTGCACGGTTAGCTGACGATAACTACACAGCGCATCTAGCTCGGCTTCCAGGCTAACGACTTTCTCCCGTAGCGCAGAGATTTGTACTTCCTTGCCTTCGCGTTTATCCCGCAGTTGCTGCAGGGCGATGTCAACTTTGGCCTTTTCGGAGATCGGTTTACTTTTCTTTATGACTTCGCTGACTTTCATGCGTTCTCCTCGGACTCGGCTAACGTCTTGCGCAATAGTGCAATGCTTTTACGACTCCCCCACAGTATCTTGCTATCGACCTTCTCGTGGTAATCTCGAAGTGCGAATTCTTGTGTGATCCCTCCGTTCATAGGATGCGCGGCAAGTGTGGCTAAATTTGCTGACGTAAGCAGTTCATCCGCCGGAAGGCGGTCCAGAACCACGATAACCCTCCGCACGCGCGGCGAGAATCTTGCGACTTTCTCGCCGTTAACTTTGAAACCAACAGGTATGCGCATGTGGCCCCTTAAGTGAATTTTATTTACAGACGGCGACCGAGAAAAATTCCGACTACCGTGCTCGCGATGGAAGCCCAGACGCCGCGCTTCAGGTCCTTGATGCCCTGCTTGTCGACGCGCACATCGCATGCGGCATTGTCAGCTTTGATTGTGGAAATGAGTTCGACTTTGTCTGCAGAAATCACTTGATTTGCCGTTTCTAGCTCTACTTTAGCATCAGAAGTCAAAATCTTTTGCGAGCCGAGTTGGCCCTGAAGATTGGTAACATCGCGCTGCGACTGATCAAATAAATCCAAGTCGGCGACGACGATTCGCGTGAGCGGCAACGTCATGCTGACGGTGTCATTAACCACGGTTACGTCGCTCGGACTCGCTTTGGTCTGTGTCACCAGGCGCGCTGCAGCCGCCTTGGCATCGAGTGTAGCGTCGGTGGAAACTTGCTTTGCGGTGGCCGCGCGTTGCTGGGCCATCTGTGAAACGAGGGAGTTGATTAGTGTCGTTTGCGCAGCGTCGCGGACAAGATTATCCGCATGTTCCTGCTGCAATTGCGCCATGAACGCGGCCTGGGTGGCAGTGTTGACGCCTTCCTTGGCGAGCGTGGCGGCAGCAGTGCGTTCGTCGTGCTTCAGGTTCAAGTACTCGACAAGGCTAATGCCGCCAAAAATGGTTCCCGCGAGCACGACAATCGCCAACAGGGCGACGAGGATGTTACCACGAATCCAAGCTATATCTTTCTCAACGGTGACGAGCGGTGTGTCTGCCATATTTATCTCCATGTACCAAGGTCTTGGTACATACCACGACCATGGTACTAAAGTGCCGGCACGTTGTCAAGCCTTTTTAGTCGGGCAGAGAGATATTCGATGACCGGAAGTAGATTTTCTGGATGGCGTGCGGCGTCGAAGAATCGTTCGATGCACCCGAGTCCGTAGTTACACTTGCCGCACAGCACGCCGCGAATTGACCACGGCATCATCGCTTGTTTGACACTCGCGATAGCCGCCGTTTTTGTTTTGGCGTGCCGGGTGAAAACGACTTTTCGTTCTTCGTCAAACCCTTGAGCAAACCACTTCAAACCCAACGCAAGTACTAACGCGTCGGATTGGCGCGTCGCAATCACTTTGAAATGGAAATGATCTAAACAGGGGTATCCATGGGCGTCAAGGGCTCCACCACAGATTTTGCAGAGATTGTTTTGTTCGTAGACGCGGCGGTCTCGGTCTTGGATATTGATGCCGAACTTGCGTTGGAGGCGCTTGTCTTTGGCGTTTCGCTTTTCTTCATCTGTTGCGATCTTTTTTGCTCCCGCCATTGTTTTCTCTCCGCAAACCGCTCCGCGTTCATTCGCCAAACTTCTCTTTCATAAAATCTCACGTACTCCCCCTGGATGACAATCCAGATGAGCAGGAGAATCTCAAGAACCATGAGAGCTCTATCGAACATGCGCTAACGATACGCCTTTATTTGGCGGCTGTCAAGGTGGAAGGTTTCATAATCTCGCGGACTTCGTCGCCCGAGAGTTTGCCGCGCGCCGCGATATGGCTGGTCACGTTATCGATGTGTTTTTGAACCGCAGGATCGGCCAGAAGTGCTGTGACGCGCGCCTTGGCTTCTGCTGACTGTTGGCCGCCCTGCAGCATTTGATCCGTGCCCCCAGTGCCGCCCGTTGCGAGCCGTTGGATGCCTTGCCACATTGTGTCCGCCCTGCCGCCGAGAACCTGTTTGCGCGCGGCCAGGTCGCCGCTAGAATGCATCGGCGTCGTTCCGCCGGGTTCGGAGAGCCCGCCCGCGTATGACGTGGCGATCATGTTGCGCACTTCATCAGGCGATAGCTGGCCGACCGTAGTCTTGCCCGCTGGTGGCTGAATGTCGGTGACACCGCCGCCTGCGGTCAACCCTGTCGAATTGACGGAGCCTGGGGTCAGCATTTCGCTGATCACCGAGTGCGCGGCTTCGTGGCGGGCAGCATTGAACCGCGTGTCCGGGTCGTTCATATTGTCCGCAGCAGTTTGTTTGAGTTTTTTCGGAATAGGCGCGATAAAAGATGCGCCGTATGCAGCAGGCAGGTCCGATACTCCATGTTCATCTACGACCTTTTGCAGATCGGGATGATACGCGGGTTCTACTTTGCGGGTGTCTGCGGTGGTGATTTTTTCGTCAGTTGCTGGTCCAGTTGCTTGCGAAACTCTGCCTTCTCCTGCGGCGACATCTGTTTCACCTGCTCCAGCAGCAAGGCCCCCAACTGCTCTGTCGTCGGGTCTTTCGGCAACGCCTTGTTCGTCTCCATGTTCGATTCTCCTCTGTGTCTCCAAATGCATGTTCCGAAGTCGTTCGGGACTGTAGTGATATTGCCGCGACAACCCCGCCTCGCGGGTGCCTTCGTTCTCTTTAATCATACCAGAAACTGCAGGCTGCGTCAAATATTCTACTCCCGCATCTATCTGCTTATGCATAAATTCGAGCGCATCCTCGTGCGTGTCCCCCAACGCTCGCAATATCTGGTACGCTTGCCCGCCGTCCGATCCACGGGAAGAGATATTGAAGTTATGGTTGGCAGCGCGATGCAAGTCATTGAACACCTCGTCTGCCGCGATGCCGCCCATGAGCGTGCGCACAACAGCAGAACGCTTCTCTGGCTTAATCGTCTGGGTTCCTGGTTGAAATATATCCCGACCATCCCAAACCACCGACGCGCGCATATCCGAACTGCTGTCTGGGTGAGTATGCCGCAGCATTCCTTTCTGAACCAAACCTTCATTTTGACCGACCATCGCATGACTAAGTTCATGTCGAACTGTGTGTACTGCAGATCGGTCTCCCGAAGCGGGCATAGAAAGATGCTGTTGGGTTCCGACTGCGTACTTGTCTGACGGGACTCGCTCCCCGAAGGATTTGATGCTCCATTCTTGTGCTTCAGGAAACTGTTTTTTCGCCGCAGCAATCGCGGTTTTGGGCGAGAACGCTTCGACAGGTTCGGTATGGGTCGTGCCGTCTGGGTCTCTCACTTCGAGTGAATACGGCTCTTTCAGGGGCGTCTGTAGTTCATTCGTGACAAGATTATCCTCGGCGTCTTCGGACCCTGGGCGCGGTGCTTGGTTCAAGCCGCTGACGTACCGACCTGTGTCTCCATAAGCCTCAGACATGTTTATGGTCTGACCGGGAAGTTGACCACGGCCAGCAAGAGCCTGTTCGAATTGTGGCTCGGGCGGCGCGGGTTCAGCTTGAGGCTTCGTCAAGTCCATCGTGTACCCTGGCGATCCAGGTTTTGATGGAATTTTTGTAACGGGGTAACCTTTAGCCGCCAGCGCATCCCACACTCGCGCCGCGTCCATGGTCGTAGTTCCCTGCAGATCGGAAGTCATTTTGGAAATGCCGCGTGCACGAAGTTCATCCGCCGCGCGCAGATACAACGCCTGCGCATGCTGCTGGCCGCGATAGGTGGGCTCCACATGCGCCGCCGTAATCGCGGCGGTATCGGGGCGCTCTTCCTGCGGAATGGTGTATCGAACGCGACCCACTTCTTTGCCGCCGTCCATCAGTTTTACCAGCCCAGCGGAATCGCCGATAGGCTCGTGTTTGATTGTGGGCGCGATCTTATCTGCTGAGACAAGATCAGGTGCCTTTACTTCTATGCCGCCCACGCTATCGAAAGTGGTGTGATCGGAAGGAACCGCCGTCGACGAGCCGTCTGCTGCAGGCGCGGCGACTGGTGTTTTTTCGACGGGCGGTATATTTTTTTCGGGCGGGGCCGCAGTTTTGTTTTTTAAGATATCCCGAATCTCTCCGATACCGGAGAAGTGTTCAATAGCATAATTGGTATAGCCTAAATCCGCCAATGCTTTTGCGGTTTCGCGACTCATCTCAGGAAGTGGTTCTTCAACGCCGGATTTTTCTGCCGCAGCTTGGGCTGCCGGTTCAGGGGCTTTGAATGTCGAGGCTTCGTCGGGCACCCCGCTCCGAGTGCTGGCATCAAATGCTTCGCCAACCCCGCCTGCGGCGTGCATACCCGCTGCCGCCGCGCCAGCCCCAGTAAGGGCCATGTCGGTACCGATTCGAAGTGAGTCCCCAAATGCCTCATCATGCTCTTGTTGGGTTTTAGCGTTCTGGGCTCGGTCTATCGCGGCCTTAAACTCAGGAACTTTTTGATATGCTGAGTGAAGCATATCCAAAGAGAACGCTCCCGAAATTAGCGGCGCAATCGCGGGAAACAGTTCACCTAGTCCAGCCGAACCTGCTATGACGCCGGGCATCGACGGATGTGTCAGCTTCCCTATGAACTTCAGGGCTTCCGTGGCGACAGGGTGCTGTTTTTGTTGCTCGGGGGTGAATATCTCTTCTGGGGCAGCAAACCCCATCTGCCCATATTCAGGATTCGCCGAAGTACGCGAAGAAAATTGAGGAATATTTTCGGTAAAGATTTTTTTGATCTTCGCGCCGACGCTGGGTTCAGGCGCGGCTTCTATAGTTGGGCTGGTCGGCTTGGGGTTGACTTTGTTCCAAAACGGAGTCTTGTCTTTTGCCGGGTCGTACGCAGGCACGTCAGGGTTAACCTGAATCGGCTGTTCAGATGGCGACGGAACGTCGGGGTTGACCTGAATCGTCGGTGTATTTAGTTCGTCGGCCACAAAGCCTCTCGGAATTACGGGTTCATTACGTGCAGGCGCGGGTCAATCGCCCGGGCTTTCTCGATATTCTCTTTCGGTAAATCGTGAATTCCGCCGTCACTGGCCAAGACCCGAAAATGGGCCGGATCAATAGGGGGGAGGTGAGGTAACCCGTCGGGTCTGTCGGGCTGCACCAATGGCGCAGATTGGGTATCCTTGCCGCCTGCAGGCGATTTTGGCGAGGTTTTAGCTCCGTTTGATGGTTCCGCACCACCAGCCCCTTTTTCAGCGGCTGTAGCCGCCGATGTAAACGCCTTCAAGACATTTGGGTGTGCCTCGGCCAATTCCAAAGCGTGGGAGTCAAGTTGAGTCATCCGTTGAATAGCGGCAGCAGTCTTCTCCACGGGTTCGGCGGGCGCGGCGGACGCGACCGCGTTCTTTTTAGCATCCCAAAGCCGTTTCTTGAAATCCTCGGGCAGGACGAGAGGCTGCAGGTGCTGCACCAGTTCGTCCGCATTTTTGGTGTGGAAGGCATCCCACAGGTCGGCGCGCTGTTGGTCGTTAATCGTTGGCTCTCCCGCTAAAACGGGTGCCGCGTGGTCGGTGAATGGCGATGCCGATGCGGACATTATGAAACTCCGATCTCGGGCGCTACATGACCCAGTAACACTTCAAAACTGACTTCGCCTTTTTCGTCCATATAGACGCCGATAATGCCCCCAGGCAAAACGGATTCCTTCACAGCTTCGAGACCCATCAGGGCTTTGATCACGGAATTGTGTATGAATATGGCGGTCGGCAGTGCTTTGTACGGAGACGCCAGATACTGAAAGATCACTTGCACGCGCAGCTTGACTTGGTTGCGGCTCTCGCCGCCGGGGATAACCAAATCAGGGTCATCCAGATATTTCTGAAACGCAGCAAGACGCTCCGGTGTTTTTTCCTTGCCCGTAAATTCGTCGGACACAAACCACGGTCGCAAATTCGGGTCACAGGCCATGAATGGACATTCGACGCAGCCGGTGTCCATCAGATATTGCGCCGTGTGCGTGGCGCGCGGAAGGTCTGAAGCAACTACTCGACCGATGCGCTCAAACGAGAGCCATTGCGCAGCTTTTTCGGCTTGCTGGCAGCCTTCTTCACTCAAATTCAGGTCACCCCAAGAGTCCCAAACGTGCATGTTTGTTAACTCACCATGCCGAATAAGGTAGCCGATTAGTTGGTGAGATGGGTCCATGTTGAACATTTCATTCCCTTCAAAGAGAGCCCGAAGATGGAGTCGAACCACCGACATGTCGAGTACAGATCGACGGCTCTGGCCGCTGAGCTACTCGGGCAAAAATAGGCGGCTAGTGGGAATCACCCACAAACTTAGACCTCCCGAGACCCCGGAGGTGACCGCGAAATTACTGGTGCCTGCGGGGACCTTATCTCCTCATGGGAGGACTTATATCCGCCGCGACCTTCGTACGGTACTCACGCGCTTTCCCGCGCTTTCCCGCGCTTTCCCGTACGCTGTTCCCTCATGGTTGAACTCAGGCACCGAACTATTTAGTACACGTCTACGTTCTTGGGCCTCGGGAATTCAAACACCACGCCGCCCGTGCTGCCGCCGCTCCACGCCGACGCTCGGGGACACGTCACTGGTCCCGAGAAAGTGCCGTCGCATTGCGGGTTACTTTGTAATTTCACATGCCCAGCGTCAAACGTGGTGAACAATCGGGAGCATCCATACGAAGAGCACCCGAGTCGCACTGTCCACTTGGCTTGCACACCCTGCAGGTAGCTGGATTCTATGCCCGTATCCGCGTGGTACTTGTTGTACACTTGCCGAACGTAATTAAATTCAAAACGCATCGGCGCGTCTTTTCCGGGGTTCCCTCGAAAAACAATACCCGCCAATCCATAATACGCGCGCTTGCGAATGACCGTATCGTACTCTGAAAACTGAAGACTGGACGTAAGTCCCACGGACTTGGTCCAGTAAATTCCAGAGGCGCGAAACGACCCTGCGGTTCCTGTTCCCAGTCCCGTGTGGGCTTCGTACGGAGAGAAGATATTCAGGGTGTCGAATTCAAAGTGCTTCCCTGGAATTTCCACTCCCGCCAGGATGCTCGCAGTCGTGTTGCTGTACACCGACCCGCCGCCAGCGCCGAGAATCTTGCGGACCTGCGCGTGAAGATGCGGGACCATCACAAACAAAATAAATAAAACCAGTGCTCGGAATTTCATTGATTTGTTCCTCCGACTGCACTATACCGCAAATTCCAAGCGCAGTCAAGAAAAAAAAAAGTGGGTACCGGCCCATGATTGGCCGAACTGACCTGGGATGGTTCTTACGAACGATCACCCTACCCACTTCCAAAATATGGAGCGATTCGACTGACTTTCACTGAAGAGGCCAGCCTTAACTTAGATATCGCCGTCGCTCGGCGGCGTTTGCAAAATGGAGCGGACTGCGTGAATCGGACACGCTTGTTCTGGGTGGAAGCCAGATGCCTATGCCATTCGGCCAAGCCCGCTCAGAAAACTCAATATGCCAGTTTGCGCGCTGCGGAACTGGTTTGGGACCGCTCGGCTGTGCCCGACTCACATCTGCGCCCGATCCTTACACGATGCACCTCGGTTGATGGTCTGCGCGGCGACCCGACAAAGTGGGCATGGTGCCCGTCCTTCGCCTGTTAGAATGCCGCCGCGCGCCATCCGTGGGTGTAATCTTGGTGGACCGTGAGGGATTCGAACCCCCGTCTCCAGCGTGCAAAGCTGGCCGTCTCCCGCTGACATAACAGCCCGAATTTTTACACTACTCGGCTGGCTTGTTCGCCGACTTGAGCCAGCGAGGCGTCTCGCACTGCCGAGTCCACGCCGCTCGATTGGGTTTGCTGTTCTTCAGTAGCCGCAATCGGATTCGAATGCGGTACTGAAGCCATTGGATAGCCGGGAGTAATTAAAGGCGACCTAGACGACACAGTCCCTTTGCCGATGTCTGGTGCAATGATTGCCATGGTGTTTTCCTTTCGTTATCTCAGGTTGCCCCGTAATGCAAATACGCTCTGTCCACCGTTCTTTAGCACAAGCGCGATATCCGCCGCGATGCCCGTTCAGGTGTCGCTGGTGCCATTTGGTGCGACGAGAGTGCTGTTATCTGTACGCACACCAACACCGAGCCCTTCGGTGCCGCCTGCGTTTGTGACTGGAAATCCGTATGGTACGAGTAGTCCTGACATGTTCTTTCTCCTTTTGCAATAAAAAAAAGCCCAGAGCGTTTTAGCCCTGGGCTGAAATGGGCTTGCGCCCGAATATGTTGTTCGAGCCGCTTTTTACACGAAGTTCAGTGAAAATTCGTTCAGGTTCGCGATGACGCCGACTTCGGTTCCGCCCAGCGTTGCCGCCAGTACGAAGTTCAGATCAGCCTCACCAACGAGGCCCTTGACCACAGTCGTCGCTGTTTTGGCTCCGGTCGTGGATTCGAAAACCTGTGATTGAAACCAACCCTGCAGGTCCCCAATCGCGTCCAACTGGACATATGCATCCATGGCGAATGAGCCAGCCGTCTCAGAAGCGGTTGTGGTTCCTGTTGCCGAGGTGGCGATCAGCGTCGCGCCTGCGGTGACAAGATTGGCCGATGTGACAACTGTCGAAGCCAGCGGCAAAGACGCTGCGGGCACTTCATACAGGGTTAGGATCAGCGTGGTCGAAGACGCTGTCGCCCCTGTCACAGTTCCGGCGGCGTGAATCCAAATGACCTGACCAGTTCCCTGATACAAGCCAGTGACGCCAGCGGACAGAGGAATAATTCCCCCGCCAGTCAGAGTCAGGGCGTTGTTGTTCAACGAGAAAGGCGTTGGGGTAGTGGTGATGACGGTCCCAAGCAGCGGGGCAATCGTCAATTGCTGGGTTCCTGCGATTTGCCGACGAATGGTGGATGCGTTAGACATCTGAAATCTCCTGTTCAAACTTTCTTGTACTGCTTCAAATACGCAAGTCCTGATTCCATCTCGGCGATTGAATCATGAAACTGGCCGAGTCCTACATTGTGTTCACGACAGAGAACCATGCGATTTTCGTTCGTCTCATGGTCGTGGTCTTGGCAGGGCGACGTTCTCGCTTTGCCTCGTGGCCCAAAGGGATGATTCCCAATAGGACACATACCACCTTGCTTCTCAATCTGGGCCTCAAACTCGGCGAGCGTGATTTTATGCACGCACCGATAATACCTGTCGTTCTTTGCCGCCGCAGTTTGACTGGGCCAAGAAGCCACTTTATCAGGGTGCTCCTCGCGGTACTTCTTTTGTCTGCGACTTGCGCTTGCTTTTGCGACTTCGCTGGTTGGGTCCTTGTAAAATCTTTGTAGTGTCTGTAAGTGCCTGATTAAACGGCGCTTACCTCCGCCCGGATTCTTCGGAACCCTGGGGTGTTATTGGTATTAGGTCTCGCCACAACCCCGAGGAACCAGTTGTAGCTCACGATTGCTCGTGTCTGCAACATCGGGTTCGAAAGGTCGATGTCGTTATCGCCGAAGGTCTTGACGTTCACCTTAAAGCTGGGATTGCGCGGAACGCGGTTGCCCAGCAATTCGGAAGCCATCATGGCCTCGCGACCCACGACGTGCGTCCCATAACCAGTCTTCCCGGTTGATGGGTAGTTGGTATAGGTCGGCACGGTCTGAGTGCGGATGATGCGGACGCCGCTCCATTCCAGGACGGTGTAGCCGCGTGTCATGTCCGACTTCAGGACTGCTGCGCCAGCTTCGCTTCGCTTGAGGGTGTCAACTGCGGACCCTGCGCTGTTGTCCGACATGAAGTCGTACACAACGTACGGATGCATCGCAGCCGTGTAAAGCCCGCCGTCGCGACCCGGAACAGCGTTTCCCATCAACTGGGATTCGCTCTTGCGAATCGTATTGGAGAGCATGAATTCGTTGTCGAGTAGATCGATTCGGGCCGAGGCTTGCGCGGTTGCGGCAACTTCAAAGCCGTTAATCGCGATCAAGTTACTCGTGAGCGCGCCGCGATACGACAGGTTGCGGCTCGCGTCCAGCGTGATGTCCGCAAGGAACATTTGCTGGGCCACGTTCGAAATGCCGACCCAGTCGCCATACTCGTCGGCGAATGCGTCGCTGAAAACCTGGTTCAATTGCAAAGACGGACCCGGAATTCCTTCCGACAAGTCGTACGTCGCTGCAGCATACGGAGTTTGCCCGTAGAACTGAAGTGTCCGACCTGACCGGCGAGGCAGTGGACGGAAGTCACACAATTCCTCAAGATAAGGGGTATTGAATTGCCATTCGAGAATGGCAGTGCGGTCGTACGCAATCTGCGGAAACGCGGCTAGTGTGGTACTTTGAACGCCAGGCGGTAAAATCGTATAGGTACCCTCTTAATCCCTGGTTGGGATTTTGCGAAGGTATCTTGCTCAAGGAGTGCCTTCTACCTATGAAAGCGTTAGTCTAAAACTTTATGACGACGGCTTCGTAAAAGTTCTTTCTTGTGATTGTGGTTGCAACAAAGTGTCTGGTATCCTGCCGGATATCCTTCATTTCTCAACCTGCGGTACAGTTCATGTCCTCGACCATTATTTGGGGCCGCTCTTTTTTCTTGAGCGCCATTGTCCGCTATGTGGTCAAGCACAAGCATATCGATGTCGCGGATATGGCAATCAGGCCAAGAACAGCACAACTGCCTAGATGATCCATAGTGAGACAAAACTTCTATCTTGATTGTCGTTCGAGATTTGGTTGTATACTGCGTTGTTTTAGGGGCTCGACGGATATAGACGCATGAAGTGCAGATTCCGGCATTGCGGCTTTGCGGCTTTGAAATTTTGATTCATCTGTTGCGCCGCAGTTGCGACACAATCTGGGTTGGCGTTCGCCTTTACCTGGCATTTTTTCCTCCTCGAAAGGAACCTGGGTTGGGGTTGTTCGAGGCAACCCCGGTACCCGGCTAAAAAGCGTCTGATCAGGACGCCAAACTCATTATATCACAGTTACCCTCGCGGGGCAGCAAAGGTCTCCATGAACGCTGCGTCAGGATTTTTTCCGTTCGCAATTTGCCCTTTTTTCCAGGCGTCCAGGATTTCTTCAGGAGTCGCGTTTGCTGGGACATCAATTTTGGTTGCAGGTGTTGTACCTGCCGAAATAGGGATTCCGCTGACGCCAGAACTTGCGCCAAACAATGCAGAAGACGTAGCCGCAACGCGCGGAGGAGCGACAACAGGAGCAAGAGCAGCCGCAGCCGCAGCAGGAGCAGCAGGAGCAGCAGGAGCCACAACAGGTGCAGGAACCGCATCCACTACGGCTTCTGGAAAAAACGATCCCGTAGCTCTCATCGCAGACCACGCTTGCCCCAAAGCCGCAACTTTATCTTTCGCGTCGGTCAGACCAAGAACCGCGAGTTTATCACCGATGATCCCAAGATTTTTCTGCCCGCCGGGCCAATCAGCACCAGCAGGACTATGCAAAAATTCTTCAGTAGCCTCGGCCCACGACTGGGTTTCTGCTGTCTCTTGATTGTGAGTAACCGCGTCTCGCAAAGCCTCCACGGGAATACCTTGTTTTGCAAGATAGGCTGTCATGGCTCCCGACTGTTCAATATACGTCGCTGCATCAATCTCGCCGCGTTTGAACTTTAGTTCAAGTTCAACTTTGGCTTCTGCCGCCTCTTCCGCTGCCTGTTGCGCGACAGTCGGGTCCACGACCGCAGCAACGGCGGACGCTTCTGCAGGCGTCTGCACGGCGTACGCAATTTTAAGTGCGTTGTTAACCGCACGTTCAAGTTCAAGTTCAGTCGCAGCTTCAAAAGTGAATTCTTTTCCACCAATCACTTCGGTACGAGTAAATCCAGTGGTCTCCGCATTCGCCTTATCCACCGCAGCCTTGGTAGCTGCCGCAGTTTCCGCAACCACCCGAGCAGCCTCGGCTGCCGCAACAGTCTGCGTATTGATCTCGGCCTGCACCGCCGCGCGAATGTCATCGGGGTTCAAAGAGTCCTGAATAGCTTTGGTCAAATCGGGAGTAACGGTGATTGGGTCGCTCATGTGATTTTCTCCTGTACATCTATGGCGTCATTAGTCAACTTTTGTAATAAGATTTCAGCAGAATCAAAAAGACCCGGCGGGACGACTGTCATACTGGTCGAATGTCTCCAATACCTTTTGCCGAACATAATCCCCTTGATCCACAGCTTCAGCCGCCGTTTTGGCGGACATGGATGCGACTTGGGCTCGGCTCTCCTCGACGCCGTCGCTGATGGCGTCTTGAATTTTGGAGAACAGCAATTGGTGGTGCTCTTTCGCAGCCTGCATGCGGACTTTGAGGACGACCATAACTTGCGGGTCCCAGCCCGGATAGTCGGAGCAAGTGTCCACTGCAGATTGAATCAGGTCTTGCGATATTCGCATAAGGTCAAGAAAGCCGGGGTTCGCGCGCAGGCTAATGAGCCGATTGGCACGATCAATCGCGAGTGTAGTCGTCTGAACAAACGGCGCGGTCGCCGCAGTTACGGGAATGGGATCGCTGCTCATTTTTACGCTCCTAGCATCTAATTTACTTTATTGGAAACGCAGGCTTGTCCATTGTTGCGAATGCGCCTTTTGCTGCCCGATCAAATCCTTGCTGTTCGGGTGTGGCGGCCTGCTCTTTTGCTTTCTGCAATTCAAGGGCATGCTGCTGGTCTTGTTCCGCGCCGTGCGTATTCAAAGTGTGTTTGCCTGCCTCAATCAGCATGCGATTTTCGGATTGGTTATCATCAACGCCCTTTTTCACTTCGCCCTGGGCTTGGATTTGCGCAATCTTGTTTGCCTGTTGCGCGGCGTTATCCTTCGCGGCTTGGCGTGCCTTATCTTCGTCATTCATCGGCACAATAATTTGTTCCTTGTACGGCACTCCGTACGAGTCATACAAAGCCGAGATCATAGCGTTCGCATCAAGTTTCATCGCCTGCGTTGCGAGCATTTCAGGCAGACCAGGAGCACTGATCAGTGTCTGCAGAACCGCCATGTACTTGTTCAAGGCTTCGCGGGCCGCGAGTTTCGTTCCGGCGGAGATATCAACACGATAGGTGCCGTTAAGAATATCCAGCGGCGTCGCTTTGAAAGCCGTGCCGAGGGCTTCCGAAAGCATCGCGCGAATTTGAGACGGTTTGAGTTTTTGGTTCTCGGAAATACAGAATTCCAAGAACGGAATGAACACTTGCTCCGAGATTACATCAACTAGGTCCTGCAATTTCACCGATTCGCCACCCGTGATGGCGTCAACACCCGCAGGCGTCCGCATATCGCCAGCCGCACCGGGGTTTGAGCCCAAAGTGCCCGGCCCTGCACCCGAAATAGAAGCGCCCCATGCTTTCATCTGTGCAATGACCGCCAGAGGCTCTTGCGCATCCACCGCGTTCCGCGTCAGCGGTTTGATCTCTCCTGCCGTGTCACTTTTAAAGATTTTTCCGGGAAAAATCCACTGGGCCTGTGCACTATTGTTCGCGCCAGCGGGAGAAGTGTAAGTTCCCATCAAATTCAGGTTCATGTCATCCAAAAAGGCGTTCATTACGCCTTGGCAGACACGTTGAAAGTCCGTCAGCCAATAAGCGATGCCGTACCCGTGTGCGGAGTCGGGCGCGTTGCGGAAACAGAAGCCAAGAAACGGCGGACGACCAAATTTATGGTCTTCGTTCAGCAATATGTATTCTTTGTTGAGAATGAGGGCGTGCCGCGACCCAGTCCAGTAGTCGAACACCTCAAATTTACGCATCAAGGGGTCATGCGCAGTGCGTTCGGTGTAATTTTCCGGGTACGCCTTCTGCGGTGTGGTCGTTTGTTGAAAAATTGGGTTCCCCGTGTTCGATCCCAGCGTTTCCAGCGGGTTAGTTGCCGCCTGACTCTGCATCTGCGGAGCCATGATCGCCACTAACTGTGCGCGCGTCGGAATCTTCCAGCCTGCGGTGTTGCGCAGGGCGTCTAAGTCATAACCAGTCAGGTAAATGATGCGTCCGAACCATTCCGCGCAACGCGGATCGCCGCGCCGAAGGTCTGGCGCGTATCGCGCGCGACGAATCGGCACATGTTCAAGTTTCGGCGCGTTGAATTCGCGAACAGCGACAATTTTATCCTCGGTGTCATCGATATCGACACCGTCATCCACAGGAATGGTCACTAAATTCCCATTTATACTTAGGGTGTTCGCGTGAACCTTCTGAACTTTCTTGATGACGTTTTGTTTGGTCTTTTGCCAGCCGTACATGGCGACGCCGAACCCATAAAACAGCCCGTCATAGGTGATTTCACGAAATTCAGTCTTCGCCGAGACGCCTTTGTACCCGCACGTTTTCAACTGAGCGTTCAAAATCGCCTGTTGGGCTTCTGCGCACTCCAAAGGGGTACCAGAAGTCGCATCGATTTTGAAAACTTGGTAGCCGCCGAACAAAGTTTGATTGACGACGCTGTGAATGCTGTAAAATTGCTCAGCAACGAGTGGAATTCCGAGATGAGAACGAAATTGGTCGCTCCCTTTCCACTTGATCGGGTCAACCCAAGCACGCAACATGATTTCAGCCATGTTCCAGCGCCCGATTAAGCCTCGGGTAGCGATAAAACTCTCAGATTCTTCTCGGTTCAGGTTGGCTTCTTTCATCATCGAGAGATCAGAGCGCGCCTGGTCAATGAACGCGACTTCAGTCGCCCCTATTGGAAGCGCAGTTTCACCGTACGGGACCGCTCCAGGCAGGTCCAGAATGCGAATTTGCCCTTTGTCTTCAAAATGAGTAG